TAAATGCTGATTCCTCTTTGAGGAATTTTTCTTGGTTCTCAAGCAGGACAGCGGTTACAGCTCTTCTGTGGGAATCTTTGATTTGATCAAGACCCTCATAGTCGAGAAGAGGACTCCACTTTTCCTGCAGATGCTCGGATTGGAACATTTGCTTTTACCTTTAAGTTACAGTTTTGTTTGAATTAATAATAAATTCAAGAGTTTCTAAATGCACCCAGTGCCTTCAGATATGAATCCATTCCTGCTTGTACAGGAGCATCAGTCGTATCTACACCCTCAGAAAGGGTTTGAGGTGCGGATGCTTTAGCGGCGGGAGTGTTTCTAGAGAAGTAAGACTCCTTTAGAGTTTCCAGCTTTTCACGATATTCTTCTTCACTTTCAAACTCAACACTTTCGGCAAGTGAAGCGAGCTTCTCTTTCTGAGTGGACGCGAGTCCTTCAGAAACTTGATCAAGAACAACATCGGCAGTGGACTCAGCGAGTCTCTTATTCAGTCCGATGTTCTTGTCGATCTGCTCATTGAGCTTGGTCTCCATTTCATCAAGTTTTTCTACCATGCTTTCCAGCACATCATATTTCTCTTCAGGGATTGTTACATAATGTTCTTCAAAAAGACCCTTCATTCCAGAAAGGAATGATTCGGTCATTTCAGTCTTAAGTCCAGCCTCAACAGCCAGTTCGTTCTCGGTCATCCACTCTTCGCAGACGTACTCAAGATACGCATCGACTCTCTCGGTCAGGGTGTCTTTAAGACCTTCCTTTTCTTCAGCAAGTTTTTCGGCATACTGAAGTTCCAGAGTTTCCTGGACTTCTTTAATTTTAGAATTAAGAGCGGCTTCAAAGATAACCTTTGCTTTTTCTCTGAATTCTTCGGAGAGTTCTTCGCCACCGAGGAGAGCGTTAACGTCTTCCTCGACGTTATACTCTTCTACAGTTTCTTCTTCGGCAACGATTTCATCAGTAGAAGTTTCCTCTTCTTCAAGAGTTTCCTCGTCTACTTCTGATTCTTCGCCGTATGTATTCTTTTTAGATGAATCCATTGCGTCCGCTGCTTTCGCTCCTTTGTTAACTACATCCTTGACGGTTTTGATCTTAGGCTCTTTGAGCTTTGCAGAATCATCGTCGGACCTGTAGTTCTCGGGTGTTGGACCGCCCAGATCTTCGTAAGAAGGGGACTGACCTTCGCCAGGATTGGATAGCTTTGGCATCGCCTCGGCAGGCTTTGCACTAGCGTTCACAGCAGTTTTAGATTGCTCCATTTCTTGTAAATCTCCACGAGACATTTTACTCTCCGAATTAACCTTAATTAATCTATATTTATTTATAAATTAGAATCTTTTACAGATTATTGAGAAAATCATTAAAGAGACTAATTTTCTTCTCATCAAGTTGTTTTTGATCAACCAAGGTGTTGATCTGTTTGTATGTTTTGGCAGCTTGTTGCTCTCTCAAGATGCCACCATCCCATACCCAGTTCTTTCCTTCCATAATTCCCTCAACAAAAGCGTCGGGGGCAGAGGGATCTGCTACAATATCAGCAGCAGTTGAAAGCATAAAGTCATCACCAACGATGTTTACGCCTTCTCTTGTTTGTTTGAGGGATCCGATACCTCTAGAAGAAACACCAAGTTTAACGCCCTCACTGATGAGAGACTCTGCAATTTTACCCATCGGAGTAGAAAGGATCTTTGCTTTACCGATAAAATTGGTTCCGTTTTCCTTGAGCGAAACAATCTTGTGACTGACGCGATCCAGATTAACAGTTGGGCCATCTGGATGTCCGAGTTCTCCAAGAGCCCTCCCAGCAGCAACATGGTTCTCTGTGTATCTCTGGACTTCTTTTCTCAAAGTCTCCATGGGATACATACGACCATTTCTGTTCTTGAGATCTCCCTGCAGGAAGATACCCTCAATGAACATATTCTTTTTACCGTTGCGTTCTTCAACGATAAAATCAACTGTTTCGATTTCTTCTCTAATGAGTTTCATTGGTTTTTTCAGGAAACTTGTACTTGTTGGATATATGCTTTGCCACTTCCAGTCTCTGATTTAACAGCGACTTTGATTGACTTTCTCAATTGAGTCCAGTTATTAGGATCAAATGTATCTGTTACCGAGGATGAATTGTAATCAATCACAATTCTCGTATTGTAAAATCCAGCAGAACCATTTGTTTGGTCAATAGATGATACAATTTTATGAGCAAAATCAAAGTTAGATTGTCCAGCGGATAATGTAACCGCATCACCTACGGCAAAAGGAGAACCTGTTCCCTCTGGGAAATCAATTGTAGTTGTAGTACCAGTGATAATTCCAACAACTCTTTGTGCTGCTGGGAAACCAATAGCAATCTCTTCAGCACCACCAGAACTATCAACATAAAAGTTCTCATTCGTAGCAACTGGGTTAGTTCCAATTGCGACGTAGCATCCAACAGATTCCGCTACAACTCTGATATTCTCAACCTGTTGCGAAATAGCAGAAGATTGTGCAGATGATGTAGATGTCGCAATTACTGTGTTAATGCCTACTGGTTTGATGGCCATTATCTTAAATTACAATAAGTCCTAAACAATATTTATTATACTTCTTCCTCTGGGGTATCATCTACTTCAATCTCCACTGGATTATCAAAGATAGATGCTGCCACTTGAGGACGAATATTTGTGATTCTGTCTGCCGATTTAGCAAACAAAATATCTTTAATTTTGTCACTAACTTGAGTCGGAGACTCATCAGCAACAAGCAAATCCATTAATTCTTCCATTTTGTATAAAATACTTGTGTGTTGTTATTTAGATTTCACCACCTTTTGGTGGTTTAATCTCAGGTGTTGTTGGCATTGGAGGTGCTGCCATAGCATCAGCGGGAGCACCAGGTTCTGGTGGTAAAGGTTCACCAGTGACAGGATTAATACCCATCTCTTCTGGATCAGGAATCATTCCAGAATCAATTTCTTTTTCAATCAACTTATCCTGCTCTTCAATTTCTTGATCAGACTGACGTAGAACATTTCTTCTGATATAATCATTAGAATAATACTTACCAATGTATGGTTCGTACAGTTGAGCAAGGTTGATTCTTTCTGTTGATAGTTCTGTATCTTTTAATTCAGCAAAGTGGTTATCATACAGGAAATCATATTGAATATGATCTGCCATAGTTTCCCAATCTTCGGGAGTGACAACGTTCTTCAGAATTAGTTGAGTTTTCAACATGTCATTGAACATGTCCGAGAATCTCTTTCTCAGTCTACCAACAAATTTAGAGAACTTAACCTCATCTCTTAAAATTTCAGATGAACGACCCATTGAAAAACCAGTATCACCTTGGATACGACTTTCGGGAACATTTAATGCTCTATAAAGTTTCTTCTGGAAGTAGTTAATATCAGTAATTTCACCAAGATTCTGACCACCAGGAAGTGTAGTAATTTCAGTTCCTCTACCGCCTTCTCTTCTAGGTAACCAGAAATCTTCCATCATAGACATAAACTTTTTGTCATCTCTGACTTCACCAGTATTAGCATCATAGACAAGTTTGTTTCTATAACGCATCATCACATCACGCAGGTACTGTTCTGCCTTTTGCTTTGGAAGATTACCAACATCAATGTAGAAGATTCTACGTTCTGGTGCTCTTGATAAACGATAAATGACGAGAGAATCCTCAATCATCATTAACTGATTAAGTGGTTTGATTGACTTATGCAACCAAGACAATGTTGTTCCTTTATTTCTATCTACCAAACCAGAAGTACAATAGGTGACAGAATCGCGTGTCATTCTGACGCCTTTGGTGGTTTGATTGATAGCACTATATCCACCAGAAGATGTTGAACTTCCTGGATTATAAATGAAAAACTCTTCAATCTCTGGATAATTATAGGTAGTAGGATTGTCTCTGTCTAGATTATTTCTTATACTTTGAACACTATCCTTACCTTTTTTCTTCAACTGACGAATATAACGCATCTTAGATGAGTCAATATATCTTAACTCCTGAATACCATTTTGTGGATTCTTCTGGTCAATAACTTTATTATAGTAAAGTCTTCCATCAATATACCAATTGCGGAAGATTTCGTGTGCCTTTTTATCAAAATCAAGCAGTTCTAGGATATATTTGAATTCATCCCTTACTTTCTTTTTGATACCATCACTGGCTTTTAGATTAGACAGTTCAATTGAAATAGGACTGTCATTAGTGTCTGATACAATTGCTTCATTAACAACATCTTCAATCGCACTATCGCACTCTGGATACAATGCCATTGAGCGATATCGTCTAATTAGATCATTCTCGTTCTTATATTTTCCTTCAATATCAACGTAGGAACCATAAAAACCCGACGAGACGTAGTGCTCAGATCCATCTTGGTTAGAAGGTGGAATCGGAGATACTACTCCCGGCGGGTTCTTATCGTTATCTTCAATTGAGAATCCAAATAATCTCGCCATTATTAATAAGACTAGAAACGTTCGTTCTAGTTATTTATCACTGAATCAGTACCT